GGCTCGATGGCAATGATACGGGGAGATTTCAGCGTTTTTGGGACGGTGATAACCCTTACGGGTTGCTCATCATCCTCTGGAACAACCGATACAATTTCGAGCTCCTCACTGCGATGCGGGATCCCTAACGGGTATCCGTTATCGACAATGGGGAAGTAAGGCTCGAGACGGTCGTGCCAGCGTCGCCAAACGTACTTCTGGTTACCAGAAATGCGGTCGGCAGTTGCACCCGGACCATGCGATGGTATAATATGCTGGGGATCAAAATCCCTAACCATATTATCCCAGAGCAAACGAGCAACGCGGGAAAATTTCCGCGATAGTTCGTCGGGTGCTGAAAACGTCTGGAAATCTTGCTCGATCTCTGTATAGTTCGACAGCGCTGCTTGCACTCTTTTAGGGGTGCACGCAAGTTCCACTTTCTTGAACGTACAACATATTTGTCGTACAGATTCAACGACAGTTGGAATATCGCTGGGAACGTCTCCAGCAACGTTGTTACAAGTTGTAGGGGATTCATACGAGGTCACCTTTCCTGTCTTTTGGTTGAAAATTAGACTGAGCATACCTTGCAAAAAAGCAGGGATTGCTCCACATTTCTTGAAATTTCGGAAATGTGCTGAGTCTATAGCTCCGGTCGCGAGTGCTCTTTCGAAGTCACTCGCGAACTGAGGCAGGGCGATCGTTAAAAACGATAAACCCTCATTCTCAACCCGTGATTCGATTGTTTCCAAATCACGTAAAGCAAAGACGTCAGCGGAACATTTGGCACAAGCGTCTATATAGACTGCTCGTACCACCTCTAGGTATTCACTTGCGCTGCTTTTCATGCTACCCCCTATATAAGGAGGATGGCAATCAGGCCTCGCTTGCAGAATATCTTACAAAATCCCTCGCTATCGAGGGAGCAAACACTTTACCTGCTACTATCACCCTAGTAAGTAGTTAACTACTAGGGAACCAGAAGGCTATCGGGAGCTATTCGCACGGTCGAGATTTTTCTCTTCCATACGAGTATTATGCTCGTCGATCAACGCGAGGTGTTCATCTTTCATGAATCGCCTCTCGAGCTCGGTAATTAATATACCGAGTCCAACTGGTGCCAGCTGTTTGAAGATGCCTTTAAGGGCTTTCTTCGTTGTTGGGAGACCCAACTTCTTGGCTTCTGTCTGTTTAGACATGATAGTCAACTTTCTCCTTGGTATATACCAAGGGTTTTGTACCCACTCGGGTATATTTGGCTGGAGTTAAGACTCCTGTCCAAGGAGTTTTCCAAGGGCAGTAGCATCAAGCCACACCTTAAGTGCGGCCCACACGTCGCCCATTTGTGTCGGAGTAAAGCCAAAATTTGGCCTGTCCAGCACGACTTGGAAGCTGAACGAATCATTCTTGTTGGAATTATCCAACGGATTCGTAACCACTGCCTCGAAATCGACGCGCACGAGAGATCTCATGCGGTCATCCTTCGCGGGAGTGTGCCGAATGGCAAGCTTAATAAGACCGTCCGAAGTCTGATAGGAGGCAGTAGTGCCCTCCTGACGGATTTTCGGCATAGTCTTAGCGACTGATGCAATGGTAAGTGTTTGTGGATCTGCAAACAAAGGTTGATACCTCCAAGGTATTGGAGAATTAATCTAGTTCCAGGTCGTAACTTTCTCAAGGAAACAACTTGTAGAAAGAACTAGAGGATGCTTAGCGCCGCGCAAGACCAGGATTTCTGGTAATGCCTAAGGACGCTAAGATTGCTAATCTCCGTGGGGTCAAATTTTCCCACGTGAGGTTAAATCCATACGGACTATCTGCACTAGCGCGTTGTTTAGATTCGAACGATCGTTCGAACTTCAGGACACGAAGTCCCGAATGTAGCGGGAGCGATATCTCTATCGTTCTCACTAACCTTCGCTTCGCGGTAATGTAGAAGTATTCGGCCGCGACTTGATCGAGAAGTGTATCTGAAAGACGCTCTACATAAGAGCCGAGATTCGACACCCAATCGACAAGCCACGTCCAAGGAGTTGCTTGCCAAATATGATGTGGGTTCACCTCTAAGCCGTATATTTTAATATACCGCATGACCTGTTTCCAGGCGGATGTATAATCCGGGAGAGTCACATCAAATTCGGGACGATAAAACCGGAACTTCCCAGCGGCATGTATTGAGAGAGTATCTCGCTCAGTTACACGCCAGTGGGGAGGGCTCTGGAAAAACTCAGAAGACATGTTCACGGGAAAACACGGAATTGTATAACTAGTTGCGTTATACGCCGGGTTCTCTTCATGAACAATTCTGAAATTATCGTCTTTTACAACTTTGACCCGTCTCCTAACCCACTTCCCATTCTCATCAGTCAATTTTTTGATGTGAGCGGAAGCGTCGAAATATGCATTCCCAAAGGAAAGTATATCTCCGATGAAAGGAGCCCAACCAAATTGATGGTTGAGGAATTGGTCGGCTATAGCGCCAGGTGTCATCTTAGGAGATGAAATTTGAGCGCCATGCAGTACCGTAATGTTGCCAGACCTCATAAAGGTTTGGAAACTCTTACGATACTCTTCCCCAAAAAGGGAAGCGGTTGACTCTAGCATTCGAGTGCCATCCTTAAGTTCCTTAAGGAAGACATAGAGGCTAGACAACTCCAGTTTAGGCTTGGCTTTATGCCAGGCCCGGTCAAAGTAGGCAGCCACGTCAGGTAGGAACGTATTGTAACTGGCATAGAATTCAGCGGCAAACCCGCCGCCGCCCCAAAACGATAGTGGAGGTACACAAAACCCTCCATCATATCGTCGGGTGTTATTCCAGTTATATATTGAACCTATCTCGCTGATACCCCCTGAGGGGTAACCAGTGTTAATACGCATGTGCAAGAACGGACCACCGGTACGATACCAAGACTTTCCAGTCCTGGGATCTTTGACGGGTCTACCATGGAGTTCATCCATAGTATACTCATCTTCGATGCATCCGTGATCAGGCGCATAAGAGACGGGAGAGTAGGGAGGACCCCACCCAAAAACGACAGGTACTCCATTTTGGAAACCAGTGACTAAGTCACGATAGCTTCCAAGGGTAATAGGAGTATACTGCGCGTCCCAAGTCGACCCACCCGGATAACCGGGCAAGGGTTTTATTGGAACAAACCGTCTGCGTAATCGTGGAACAGCCATTAGCTTTTCTCCTGTTCGTATGGAACAATCAATTGTGGTCTAAACCAATTGCGGGGGCAGTACACCTCTTTCAAGGTGTTATAGCCTTTCTGCGATTGATTGTGGTCATAAGAGACATCATCCCTGAC